AGTGGTTGAGATGCTGTTTGTATTTCAGCCGTAATTACTGAGACTGGTGTGGGTACAATTTTAATTGTTGAATTATTCTTACGTGTGTAATACCGTGGTGTGCCTGTAGATGCACTAACAGGCCAATAATCATTTACATATTCTACAGTACGAGGTAGTAAATTAGTTACACTCGTTCCACTGCTTGTTTTAAAGTTAATGTTTCTAACAAGCCTAACACGATCATTAAGACTAATAGCACTAGCATTACCAGACGAAACAGATACAGTAGTATATTCATCTAGTCCAAAATCATCTAGCTCTTTTACCAGACGAAACTCAGCCTTCTGAATAAACTTAGGAACTTGGTTAGAAAACTCAGTCCCATCATTCTCGGAAGTATTGATGATGTCTGTTTTAAGATCGCTATAGTTAGGCATGTTAGCCTACATACAAGGTAATAGTTGGGGCCATAGCTGCTGCGCCTGATGTAGAGAGGCTTACGATACCATGAACAGCAACGCCCATGTCACCAATGTAAACGTCATTAGAATCAGTAGCACCCATCCTATATCGAATAGCGTTACCTTTGGCAGTCTTATTAGTAATCTGTTTACTGCCTGAAATAGCAATGTCACCTACAATAGTAGAATAAGCATGTACAGCAATTATACGAGTGGTTGTAGGGGTAGGATTATCACTACCACCTTCAGAACCTAATGTAACAGTAGGAGTATCTACATAACGAAACCCAGTTATGATAGCTCCATCACTACTTACATTCTGTGCGACTTTTATATTAGATGCCATAATATCTCCTTTGGAAGAATGGGAGAGTAGCGTTAACTACTCCCCCACTTTCACCATTAGGTTCCAGCACTTCCGAAGAAGCCACGCCAGTCAGATACACCGAAGCTATAACGCTCCCGTGCCTTAAAGCGCAGGTTGCCAGTATCAAAGTCTGGCTCCATCTTCGTCTGAAGAGGAGAACGGACAAACATTTTCGTACCATTAGGAACATCAGTCTTAATGAAATACGCATTGGTATCCGTAAAGCGACGGTTGATAAAGTAACCTTCAGGAAGCATACCCATGCTCCGAGTCACGTTGATTGCGTTCGTGTTCGGGTTAGCCGAAGCAGCACTCGTTTGAGTGTTACCAGGACTGGACAGAATACGACCAGCAATCGCCCATGAGTCAACAGGGACATGCAGAGACACCGCACTCGCACCAATGAGAATACCACGATCATCCTCAAGCTTTTGGATGCTCGTAAGCGCAGTCTCAAGAGTAGCTTCCGTCAGGTCAGCAGCCGCCAAAAGGTTAGACTGACTTCCATCGGAAATCGTGGGGTGTGCAGCAGAGAAGAACGCCGCTCCATCACCAATGGTATCAGAGAAACCATTGTTGAACAGATTAGCAGCTTTCACTTGCTTGGTATTCGCCATTGCACGGGCAAGACCCCTGGCACGAATTTTAGCAAACGTGTCATAGAGATTGTCTTCCATTGCCTCTTCCGTTACAGCAAAGGCAAGAGCAACAGTCTCGTGTGAGTAACGAGCCGTGTAGCTTTCTTGCGCTCCGTCATAACTAACAGCAGCACCTTCACCCTTCGTTGGGGCAGTACCAAAACCAGTGAAAAGTACTTCTTCTTCAAAAGCACGATCCGAGTTTTCTACATCATAGAGAGATTCGTGTTCGTTATTAACCTCTCCATACTCCATTCCAAAAACGGCGTTAAGGCCAGGAAGGAGTTGTTTGCTAATACTAGCTCTATTAATAGCCATGATAAATCCTCCCTATTAAGCCGTTGATGCCGTAGCCGTTACAAAACGGTCACGGTGATGGTTGAGCCATACTTCTACAATCGGATAGGCATCAGAATCTTTTTCGTCAGGATACTGAGCTTTACCAATTACACGAACAGCCGCCGCAGCTTCCGTACCAGACGCTCCGTCTAGATAGTAGCTGGACTGACCTGTCGTCGTGCTGCCCGAAGAGGCAGTAGAACTAACAGTTACATTGTAGTTTTTAACAATGAGCAACTCAACCGCCGAAAGCGATAGAGAAGCTTGAATGTAATACGTCTGATCTGGATCAGTGATTACAAAGAATTTAACGTCCGTGGCACTAGTCCCACCCGGCCAATACCGAGAAAACTTCGGCTCTCCATTTTCAACATACTGGCAACCCATGAATACGCCTGATGGCTTGAGGGTCGCAGCAATGTAGGGGCTAATCGTAGCAAAGTTAGCACCTGGAAGAACAACGGGATCACCAGAGAAAATACTATTCGTTGGTGTGCCAGTCATTCCAGTCGAAGTCAACGCAATGGTATCAGTAACAGCTTCGTTATTGTAACCGCCACCTTTTTTGCGAGCGGGAATGAAACCACGAAATGCTTTAGTAGTAGACATGTTTCATCTCCTTAGTTAATAGAAGTCAGTCCTGAAAAGAGGTCTGTCTTCCTTTTGTTGTGACAGAGCGACTAGAATTAGTTACAGGCATGTTAGCTAAACGAGAATCAGAATTACCCATCAGTTGATGATTAACAGCATCCATCATATCGTTAGCTTTCTTTTCATAGTATTTATTCCTAGCCGCAGCTTTTTTGGATGGCATTTTAGCTAGAGCAAGATCAGCCCTATTTACTGTGCCTTCATACCGTCCACCCTCCCTCACGAAAGAGGTAGTAGCCAATTCAGGTACTTCTTCAGGAGAAACAAACACCCAGCCTTCTTGCTGACGCTTGCCTACGTTTGTGTAGTCATCTTGGCCATTGAAAGAGACTCGTATCCAACGTAGAGTCAAACCCTCTGATGAGAAGCGTTCTTGTACAGCTTCTGGAATTTCTAGAGCATTTGGCTCTTCAAACGACCATTCTTCTTCTCGTTCTAAATTTTCTCTTTGATTACTATTACGTGATTCATTTCGTGTCATAATTCTCTCCCACGCTTATATTACGTTAGTGTACTCACCATCAGCGGTTGTTACTTTTAACTTTTCTGCGGCGTACTGTTCAAGAGGTATACCCCATTTGTTCGCAAGTCTTACGTCTTCTTTCGAAAGTTTAACTTTTGAACCAGAGTTCCGAGACGAGCGTGAAGCCCCTGAAACCACTTGAGAAGGTTGTGACGTGTTTTCCTCCACACGGACTGAAGAACCTCCAAAAGCTTTTGCCAAGCGTTTGTCAATTTCTTCGTAAAATTCATTATCATTTGGATCATATCCTTCTGATTTTAATTCTGCATCAAGAGCCAAAGCAGCAGCAGTCTTAATAGTGTCTTCTCCAAACCAGTCGTTTTGTTCTGCCCACTCTTGGGCTTTAACATCAACAGCAGTAGATTGAGGTTGCTGTTGTACTTGTGGTTCTGGTTGTGCTTCAAGTTCTTGCTGTTGTCTTGCTGTATTTACTTTCATACGTTGAAGCAACTTCAAGTCTGCTTGTGCATTATTTAATGTTTCTTGTGCCTCTAATACTTTTTCTTTTTCTCCACTATCGAAAGCTTCAAGGTAAGCTTCTTTAGCCATCTTAATAGTTTTTTCTAATGATTGCTCATTAACATTTAAACTATTGCTAGTAATAGAAACAACTTCTTTATCTTTCTTACTCAAGTTATTTTTAAGTTCTTCATTCTGAGCAAGAAGAGTTTGAATGGTTTCTTCTCGTTCTTTACGCTGACGAACTAGCTGACGTATTCTTTTCTCAGCACCTTTTGTTTCTATACCTTCTAATTCTTTAGGAGCTTCTTCATCTTGAGGCTCTTCTTTAACTTCTTCTTCAGGTTCTTCTACTTGAACCGCTTCTACTTTTTGTTCTTCTTCTTCAAGTTCAAACTCAATTTGTTGTTCTTCTTGAGGTTTTGCAGTTGTATCTACTTCACCCCAACCATCATTTTCGTTATTCATTACTTTACTCCGTTGCTAACGACACAAACGTGTTTTACGTTATACTACTATTATACCATATAAATGTTGTTTTCCCAAATCACGCAGACCCTTTTGTTAAATTAAATGTAGGATCAAGGTCTTTAGGGTCTTCTACCTGCATAACAATCTGGTCATCAAATAGAAGAATTAGTCGAACGCCTTTGTAAATCATCTTAGTTCCAGTGTGCTTACCATAGCATACATAGTCTCCTACCTTACACCAAGGACCATTAGGAAACTTTTCTTTCTCTGCATATGCTAGATCACCAAGAGCAATAACTTGTCCTACAGTTGTAAGATAAGACATGTCTTCTTTGGTTGAGTCTGGAATAAAGATTCCACCTTTAGTTTGACTCTTAACAGATATTGGACGAACAAGGACATGATATCCTGGTAGTTCTGGTAGTGGCGAAGGATCAGGAATATCCTCTTTATCTGTAATCCACAAATCATTTTTAACCGCCCCACCCATAGCTACTTGTTGCATTTATTTAGTCATCCTCCATGTGTAATCGTTTTTTAACGATATCTCTTAAATTATCTCTGGCCCATTCGATACCGTGAATTGAACCAACTATTTGTCTGTAGTGGCAGAAGTCTTCTGCAATACCTGCACCAAGAGTACTTCTTAGTCTGTCTATCTCTTGATTAAGCTCTACCCCAATTTCATCCCAGATTTCCATTACTTACTTTTTTTAGAATCCGAAACTTTCCAAGAACTTTCGTCCCACTTATTAAGTGCGCTACGAATATTACGACCACCCGTAATGTCTTGCTTGTAAGGATCACCAAAACTTTTATCAGTATCCTTTACATGAGACGGATAGCCTTTACCCTTCTGCATCATTTCTCATCTCCTTAAATTGACTGTCTGCTAGTTTAATTAAATTTTCAAGTGCAGCTTGATCCATCTCCTTGTCATCGTCTTGTTGTTTCTTTAACATATCAACAAGAACTTTAACATACTCTTTCTTATCTGCTAGATCAAGTTTACCTTCTTCTATCTGTAGTTTAGTTTGTAGTTCAGCTTCTTTGATTGCTTCTTTAGATACTCTATTTTCTTCAGCCTGTTCTTCTCTAGACTTAGACTGTGCCGTGGCTTTAAGCATATCTATGATCTGACCAGTTTCTTTCATCTCAAGTTCTTTATTCTTTAACTCAAGTTCTGCTGCATCAGATGCTGTTTGTGATTGTATCTTTGCTTGTTCAAGCTGTACCTTTTGTTGTTCAAGAGCAACAAGCTGTTGTTCTGGTGACTGTGCCTGACCAGTAGCCATATTAGCGTTCATTACTTGCTGCGCTGCTTGTGCTAGTGCCATCTCTGTAGCAGCAGGTGTAACCTGAGAAGGATCAACCTGTTGAAGCATTTGTTGTGCTACACCATTCATTTGCTCTTGATACTTCATTACTGAGTGTTCTTGTACGTTAGCCTGTAAGATAGGAGCAATACGTTGCATAATAGGATTACCACCATTAGCAGGGTCTTGCATGTAAGCCATCTTTACTTGTATATGAGCATCATGGTTCTGTCCAGCAAAGGCACCAATAGGTAATCCTTTTGTTGCTGCCATTATATCAGAGACAGGATCAAGTGGCTGTGCTGTAATCTTTGGTGGAATGATGTCATCTACGTTTGGCATATTTGTAGCATTAAGAATTGTACGGTTTAGTTCTTCCATATTAAACATACCAGGAGGAGACTGCTGTGCCATTTGCAGTACCATGTTAGCCATCATCATACGATGTGCATTACTAGGTATGTTAGGATCAGAGACAGGAATAATATCTACACGACCATCAAAGTCAGACTTAAAGATGTTACGGCTTTCAAACGGAACATCATAGGGGTATTCATTTGGAAGATATTCATAGTCAATCCTAGCAAGGATTCTAAACTCATCTCGCTGTGACTTATGTATTCTTTTATGAATAGCACTAAAGAATTTACTAGATGCTTCTAGCAGGGCCATTGTTGTACCAACGGGTCCATAGGAGGCAGCATCAGAAATAACTTGTTCTGTGCTATCCGCAAACTTCTGACCAGCAGCAGTTACGAAATTCAACATCTGAAATAGAACAGAGGAAGGCTCTTTATAAGGAAGGGGAATAATAGCCTTTGATAAATCTACTCCAGTTGCTTCAACCTCCTTGAACTCGCCAGGAGATATCGGTTCGTTGTCTCCAACCATCCGAAGCCCCTTTGCCTTAAACCCTCCAGGTAGATTTGCAAACTGCCCTGCGTCAATCAATGATCTCATTGCGGCAGTAGCACTCATAGTCAAATTACCCAAGAAGTGAATAAGACCAAGTCCGTAGAATCCAAAACCAGGAACAAATCTATAATGCACAAAGTGGCTTATTTTTTCTTTGCTCTTGTCATCTTGTTTATAGTTTCTACGAATACTTAAAACTTTTCTAGAATCTTTTTCTACCGTAATAATATACGGGCAGGATTCTTCTTCTCCTTCGATGTCTAGATAGCAGTGTTGTTCAAGAAGAACATATTGTGGATCGTTATCATAGTCAGGAGACAATCCAATAATTGTATCCATCTTTTCACTAAAGCCCGTTACAGGATTAGAAGATGGTGTTACTAGTTCTGTATCCATGTAGATACCTGCTTTGATATCTTTATTCATTTCTACAAGACTACGATAGATTACATGTGTGTAGCGTTCTGCATTGGATAGATCAGAAGCATAGTAAGACACATAGAACTGGTCAATAGGAATAAACTCTGAACGTGGACGCTTGACTGTAGCATCATAGTACATCTTTTTAAAGGCAGACCCAATCAGTGGAAGATGGAACAACATCCGCTCAAACTCTTCAAAGTATTCAGGCATCTGCTCCGTAAGCTGATAGTTCATAAAGTTCTGAACCCTGTTGGCCTGTTGTTCTTTCTCTGTGGTTGAGTCACCTAGTATCTGTGCTTTGATAGGACCATTGGAGGGAAAGAGTTCACCTGAAGCTTTTGATTGGAACTTAACAGCCGACTCAATCAATAGTGGGTGAACCGCTGTACATGCACCCTCAAATGGTTCTGTGCCTTGCTGTAGTTTAAGACCTAGTAGTTCAAAGCCCCTTTCAAACATAGCTTCCCACTCAGAACGGGAATCCTTATCAGCCTCATAGTTTTCAAGAACAGTCTCTGCAATTTCTTCTAGCTCTTCATCGCTCATGTCTTCAGCTAGGTTGCCGTACCATTCAGCTACTTCTTCATCTGCTTCCATCTCTGTAGCACCAGAAAGGTCTACAATAACACCACCATCATCTGCTACTTCAAATGTCGCAGGTATATCATTATCTTCCATATTAAGAGGCACTACTTCTGCACCCTCTTGTGGAATCATGTCATATGGATTTTTTTCTGTTGCCATTATACTAATGCCTGTATACCAGTTGCATATTTATTAAATAAAGGATCATCTGATCCATATATATTTGCTAATTCAGTTTGACCAAATGGTGTAAGTCTTGGTAATTTTTGTTGTGGAAATCCAGGTTTATTTACATTTTTTGTTATATCTTCTGGGTCTGACTTTGTTTCTTCTTTTCGTTTTTTTGTTATAGTAGGAGTAGGTTCATTACCCGCATCTTGATTAGGTGCGTCTCCTAACTGATCAGCAGCAAGTTGGAGACCACCACCAGACTCTACTAAATATTCAAAACCAGTTACAGGATCAATAGCAGTACCAATAATATCTGTACCTGTTAATTTCCCAAGAGCGTTCATTGCAAAGTTAACACCTACTGGGAATGTAAAGCCACCTGCGACTCCTGCTAGATTACCTAACATACTTGGGCCTTTTACTTCTAAGCCTTGTGCAGAATAAGAATCTAAAACAGCTTGGTCTTTTGGTGACACTGTAGTTGAAAAAGGATTGCTAAGTATGTTTGCAAATCTATCTCCTAATCCTGGTTCTTCAAAATAATCTTCACTCTCTAAAAAGTCATCTGACTCGCTTCTTTCTTTATCTGCTTTTTCTTTTGCTTTTTTTGCTCTTTGTTCTAAAGAAGCTGTCTGCCCTGTTTCTATAAGGTCTTCTAAAGTTCCCATAGGACCGCCATAAGAATAACCATCAGTATATCCAGATGATAATGCTCCTGCTCCACCAGGGGTTCCTGCTACCGCAGCTAATGTAGCCATAGCTTGTTCGTTACTTAGTCCTCTATCTTTTAAAGAATTATAATAAGGAACAAATTCTTGTGGTATACCTTCTTTATTAAATGTTCTATTTATATCAGCTATACTATCTCTTAAATTAACCTCACCACCAAAACCTGCTGTTGGACTACCAAAACCATAAAAGTCTGCTATGTCATCAGCAGATCCAATCGCAGATAAAGGAATGTCAGGGTCTTCTATTGCTGCTTGTACATAGGCGTCTGCATCCACTGCATCCATAGCACCACCGCCAGTATCACTACCACCAGTATCACCACCACCACTAATATCAGCAGTTGATTCTCCAAAATCATCATCACCAAAATTACCAGAGCCAGCGTAACCACCGTCTCCAAAACCTGCTTCGTCACCATCGTAAAACTCAGGAAGGCCAGTCATAGGATTGATTGTACCTGCACCACCTTCTTCCATAAGCATCTGTGCTTCTTGAGGATTGATGTGTGCTATCATGGTATCGCCATAGCGACCCTTAGAAGCTAGACCACCCATAGTCATGCCGTCTAAGTCAGCCGCTAACTTTGCCATATAATCATTTGCCATAGTGATTCCCCAAGTTTAAACCTTGCTTCTATTATACCATAGTTTTGTCATTCTCACAAATGACTTTAGACATTCCAATAGGTTGCTCTCTTACTACGGGGTGCTTCTTCGTAGTCAGGATCATCAGGGTGCGTAAGATGCCAGGACTCTTTCATGTAGTGAACAGCCATTGTTAAGGCATCCACTTGGTCATCATGGGCTGCATTGGGAAACCGTATAAGCTCCTCTACTAGATCATCTGCCCACTTCTTGTTCATTGGTATCCATACCCTACCTGACTCCATCATAGGCGTGGCAGCGTAGACCCTGGATACCTTATCTCTGTCTGGGTTGTATTCTAACACAGGTAAGCCAGACCTACGTAAGTCCTGTATGAGAGACTGACCACTGGCTTTCTTTTCTACCATACACAGATCAGGCTTATGTTGATTGTACAGCTTCTGTGATATTCGTCTTAGTTCAGGATATTCAAATCTACCTTTGATATTCCCAAGCAATATAAGATTAGATGCATAGTCCTCATATCCGTCTTCGTCTTGATCATATAGTTGAAAGATACCCCATGTCTGTATAACACTGTAGTCTGCTGTGTTAGACGTAGAGAAGGCTGTATCAAATGTTTGTATTACAAAGTCACACGTAGGTGGTTCGTCATACTCCCAGTTCTGTAACCACTTCTTTTTTATGAGGCCACCCTCTTCAGGTGTGGGGTCTTGCATGTAAAGAGCGTTCCAGTAGCGACTGCCGTTAGATGCCTTGATCTCATTCTCGTCTACCTTCAAGACATGATCTGGTTTCCACTCAGGGAAATAGCTAGACCCTACAGGTAAGTCCAGTAGTTCTGATGCATCGTCATCAAGCCATGCAGGTATCTTAACAACATCCCAGGGTATTGTTTCATAGTCTGGCATGTTCTCTTGTTGCTTTAGTAGCCAACCACAAAGATCATCATAGTGGTATCTGGTATTGATTATGACAATAGAACCATTGGGCATGATACGTGTACGTAGACCAGCAGGATACCACTCCTTGATAAACCTCCTACCTGCACTGGAGATAGCATCTTCTTCAGACATCGCATCATCTAGGATTGCTACATGCGCTCCTCGTCCTGCTATCTGTGACCTAACACCAGCCGCATAGTATGTTCCTTCATGGTTTGTCTTCCACTTACCTGCTGCTCGTACATCACTACGAAGTGCCACACCACGAAATACCTTCTGAAACATTTCCATATTAACAATATCTCTAACCGATCTACCGAAGTCACTAGCTAGTTGATCACTGTGTGATATAGTTAATAGTTCGTGTTTGGGGTTTCTACCTATGTACCATGCAGGAAAGAGTTTAGAACAGACAACAGACTTTGATGAACGTGGTGGTAGGAAGACCATCAGTCTTTTTATTTCACCACTTTCTACTTTTTGTAGTTTGTCTGATATTATTTCTATATGTCTTCCCATCTTGAAGTCAGACACAATAGTAGGTGCTACTAAACGCACAAAGGAAAGGAAGTCTTGGTTACATTGTAATTCTATTTGTTGAGACAATAAGGCCTCAAGGTTAATGTAGGACTCAATGTAGTTACTATTTAAATTCTCCATAGTACTATTATAACACTTTTTAATTAGTTCTACAATAGTAATCTATAAAATAATATAAAAATAAGCTAAGAGGTAACTAATTAGTGTCCCAGATGTGTTATTTTTGTAACACTCCCTAGTTTATTGTATTGATGATAGACCCTAGTATTTTTGTAAATGTCTGAGGGGATATATATATACACATACATGCGCCCCCACATTTTTTTGTGCGGGGGTAGGCAAGACAACTCCCTAGTGCTATTCAGCCGCCGCCGGGAATACCTTATAAAAGTATACTGTATACTTTCTGTATATCTCCCCAGCACTATTTCATCACTCGTGCCTATGTGGTGGCTATCTGAGAGACTGCCCAGACCTGCCCAATCCACCCCAATCCATTGACCCCCTTGGGCTTCCGAGAATTTTAAAGCATGGCCGGAACATTAGAACCAGGATGAAAGCCCGCTTG